TTCCAGAATCTATAAGATTTGAAAACCCATCATCGGTATATGTTCTACCCAATTGTTCATCTTCCAATCTAACAGTACCTATCTTAATACCCTCACCATAATATATTTGTGGGATTGATATTACTGCAATATTATTTTCTATTAATCTCTCATTCTTAGATGCATATGAATGCCTTTTACCAACTTCCGTTAATAATGAAGATGTTTCTGGATTTAGGTAAAATTGAGATTTAATTGATTGATATACTAACTTTTTTACAAATCCGTGACTTTGTGAATCGGAATCAACATCAATAAGTGTATTAGCTCCGTTTTCACCGAAAACTGGGTAAACATCATTTTCATCTAATGTCCATTCTTTGTAAACTTTTAAAGGTCTAACAATGATATCAGATTTTGGAATTTCTTTAAGCATCTAATCTTTTGATTTTATATAAATATTCCACAAATGAAAAACCCCCAATTAAGGGGGCTTTCATATTATATTAATTTTTAATTAGAATGATAATTTCACTTTAATCAAAACTTCCTTATCAAATGATTTAACAATTGGTTGAGAAGTTTTAGCTACTGCAATCAATTCATTTGCATCATTCAATAAACCTACAGTTGTAATAAATGTTTGCGGGTCAGTTTCAAATGTTGGTTCAGTAAAGAATCCGTTTGCATCAATGTAAGTAGGATTATTTGAATAGTTAAATTGTCTATTTGTTGCTCTTACAAAGAAGTGTTGAGTAGAAATGTTTTCAGTTCTACGTGCTTCAAAATCTTTACCATTTTTAATTGCGTAATACAATCTCTTATGGTTTTCCATATCAGCTGCAGTTGAATCGGATGGTATTAAAGAACCTACCGTTTGATATGCTTCATTCCAAACATTACCAACAGTTGTTCCAACTGCTTTAGCATTAAGGATAATAATACCTCTATCAGGATAGAATTCACCATATCCCTCACCAGTACCTGAGTCTGTAGTTGCTGTTATAGTTGCTTCAGCTTGAGTTCCTAAATTTAATGAACCTCTAACTACTTTAAATACATTACCGCTTAATCCGTAAGAATCACCGAACTTCTTACCACTATTATCAATAAATGTAAATAAACCATTAGAACCAGAAAGTGATAATGACCAGTTACCAGCATCCATCTTTTCTCTATATCTTGCTCTAGCCACATTAATAATATAAATACCATTTGCATCAGTTGCTACGGTAGATGCGTTATCAAATTGGAATTTGGTATCGGTTGGGTCTAACAACATTGATTTATACTGAGCGTATGTTGCTTTTGTAGGTAACAATGCGTTATCATCAGTTGCTAAATTAACAGAGCCACTACCATCAACATGTCCATAAGCAATTGCAAATTGAACTTCTTCAGTTTCACTTGCCAAAGGATTTTGGTCAAACACATTGTAGTAGTATTTACCACTTTGTGCAGTTGTTTGGGATGATGCAGTAAAGAATACGTTTAATGAACCAGAGTCATTAGCCCATAATCCAGTTGTTACGATTTCTACTTTAGCGTTTACCTTATCAAATTCACCAAATCTTTTATAAATACCAGTTATAGTTTCACCTACAGTTGATATTTGTTGCCCAGCAGGTAATGCTGAGTTTAAAAGGGTTACGATTTGATTGGTATCAATTGTACCAGTATTAGCTAAAGCTGCTATTTGGCTGGTTATCGATGGTGTGTTTATTAATGCCATTTTATATTTCTATTTTACTTTATGCGTTTGCTTTATAAGTTACGATTACAGGAATAGTTTGAGAACCTCCAGTTTCGTTTCCGTAAACAGTGATTGTAGTTGATACATCCACAGTTAAGTTTGGATTTGGAGTAAATCTAAATTCTAAACCAGTAACTACTTGTGCCGTTGTTGTTACTTCTTCACCTAAGAATAATGTAGTTCCAGTTCCAGCTGCTCCTCTACTTACAGTTATTGTACCAGCTCTTTGGTCTGCTAACAACATTGTGTATCCAGCATTTGTATTTCCAGAAGGTGAAGTTGTTGGTAATAATCCCACAGCTCCTTCACTTTGGTTTACACTAATTGAAGGTACACCTAATCTTATAGTTGGGATTTGAGTTGTTCCTTTTGGAAGGGTAACTAACTTATATCTCAATACTTGAGTTTCATCAGGAGATGCTTCCGTAATAGGAATTGCTCTAATTGCTGAATCATAATAAGCCGAACCCTTTGGGTGTGCAGGCTCATATAATGTGTAATCAATCTCGTCATCACCTAAAGCGAACTTTGTAATGTTCAATGATTGACCGGATGCTAACTTTTGTCTACCTTTTTTGGTAAGAATCGCATCTACTGTAATTTCGGTGTTATCTAAATATGCCATTTGATATTGTTTTTTAATCTATTTCTTAAAATAAATATAACTATTTAATATTTTCAATTATTAATCCACTTCCAATATTGGTTCTCCACTACCTCTACCAGTCTTAGCCACTCTAAGAATATTAGGATTAGTAGTAAATGTTTCAACAGCGCCCAGTCCATCAGGTGTTGTTAATGGTGTTTGTTGAGACCCCATAAAATAAGAACGTTTTAAACCTTCGGATAAATTACTTACAAATTTATAGTGAGTTGGCAAATATCCATTTAATGCCTGTACTTCCACTACTCCGTTTCCTAAAGAAACACTTCCACTCCAAGCCATACTACTAACTTTGTACTTATATTTTGTAGTAGGTACTTTAACATATCTAACTCTTTCACCAGGAAATATTAATGAACGAGTTGTTGGATATCCAGCTATTTGAGTATTAATTTTTTGTGTATATTGTTCTTTTACAATAAATACACTTTCTCTACTTCCAGTGTGGTTTCCAAATACATCATCATAATAATAAGTTTTAGAAACACCCTGCTTTGCGTACAATCCATATCCTCTATTAGCCAATGAATTTTTATCCATTCCAATTTCCGTAAATGTAAACGAATCAGCCTCTCCAGATAAACTACTACCAGTAGGTACTTGAATTGCTACAGAATACATAGGTGCACTTGCTTCTAATGTTTGATTAGCTGCTATTATGCTTGTTTCGTAATTAGGATTAGATGTTTCAAATGTAGTTTCTTCTAAATCAATAATACCATTATTATTACTAACAGAAGTATCAAGTGTAGCTACATTTTGAATATCCAAATGTGCATCTTTTGGTATAGATTCGGAATCAACATATATATCATCTTGCGTATTGATTGATGTTGCGAAATCATTTCTTAAAGATTCTGGTTTATTCCAACGAGTCTTACTTCTTTCTAAATAATGCGGTTCAATTAATAATCCTTTTGATATATTTGTTCTAGCAGGTGCTAATTCTGCTAATACCTCAAATAAAGATTTATCAATATATTTAACTAATCTAATATATTCGTAGATATCTCTGTTATCCAATCTTTCAAAATAATATCCTCTTAAAATATCTAATTGTCTATATGAATCTTTATATTCATCGGATGGGTCACCAATATAGTTATCAATATTGAAATCACCAAATGCTTTTAAGATATCCATATTCAACTCCTTAATTGGAGAGAAAAATAATCCCAAACGATTTGAATCAACCGGAGCTCTATCAAATGATTTCTTAGTTGCTCTTTGTTTGTATGATAAATCGGTTGTTAATGTTTGTGTTTCAAAACGAATTTTATTAGAAACATTAAATCCTAAAGATGGAACATTTGCAGTTACAGTTCTATCGTATGGAATGTATTGATATGGATAAGTCGAAGCTGAATACATATTACTTGCCGATGCAAATGGTTCTCCATAGTTATCACTAATAGCTACGTTTTTAATTCCTATATTTTCAGTTATTGTTCTATCTTTTGGATATTCAAAATCTAAACGGAACATTAAATCTTTTGTAGATGAATCAAAATCATTACCATTTATTGCATCAGGGAATAAAGTATGATTTTCAAATTTACTTCTTTGTAAAGGAACTGTCCATAAACGGAATTCATCAAATTCACCAGCATAACCCTTACCACCAATAACTAAATTTGGTGTAGAACCCGTCCATTGAGAATCATTATACATCATAGACATACTAACCGAAGTTATAATCCTACTACCATTAGATGTTCCCAACCAAACTTCATACCAAGAAGATGAATCAGGATTATTATGTCTATTGATTGCTACATTCGAGTAATGTTCATTTGAAAGTGGAAATTCAAAACTTCCTGTTTTTAAATCTGGTCCAAATGCATACTCACCACTTAATTCTGGAGATATGTATACTGTTGATGTTTCGAAGTATGTGCTAGTAGATTCATCTCCACCAAAGTTCAATTCTAATTTATAAAAAGAACCAGTTGTTTGTACTAAATCTAAAGTAAATTCACTACCAGATATTAATGTTGCTATTGAATCAATATTATTTGAAGGTCTTATTCTAAACTCAATACAATTTGGATATTCTGATGTTGCTAAAACTTCATGCCAAGGTACAATTATGCTTGATTGCTCATCCAAAGAAATTGCTGCGGTTCTATCATCAAATGTAAATTTAGAAACTCCACCTGCGGTTGGGTCTTGAGGTCCACCAAACTCCATTATAGTCAACATAGATTGAGGTACACCATAACAAGCCATAATAGCTTTCATAGCTCTAGCAGTACCTTTATGTTTTAATAAGTAAGGTAAGTTATTTAATATTCTCCTCCACACCTCATCATTGGCATCTGCCAAAGACATTGAATATTTTTGGAATCCATCTTTATATTGTCCAAACGCATATTCCCAAAGAAATGGTGAGTTAAATGCTTTCTTAGGATTCCATCCAAATGATTGTAATAAATTTGAAACTAATTTGTTAGAAAATCCTTTTACTTGCTTATGTTCTAAATTTTTTGTTTTAGATAAATTTGTTATATAAGCCCACACAATATCAAAGTGTTGACCTATCATATCTAAGAATACTAAGAAATCGTTATTGTTGTAATCTTCTCTTATAAACTCGGGTATATTATTTACCAAATAGTCAGGATTATATTTATCATACTCTGCTGCCAAATCAATTAAAGACCCATACCAAGCAGTTACTTCTGCATGGTTTGTTTGTCTTAATATATAAGTTCCCAATCCAGTTATAGGATGAACATACAATTCTTTTGGATATGCCAAATCATTGGTAGATTTATATAAAAAATTCTCAAATCCATCTAAACTTCTAATAAGACCATTAATAGTTTCTAATAATTTTTTAGCCTCATCAGCTCTAGCTACAGTTGTAAATTGGGCTCTTTCCCATTGAATTTCAAAAATACCATCTTCGGTAATTGTTTGATATCCATCTTGAGTTAATATACCACCCTCGCCTTCGGAATATTGAGGATTATATGTTGTTGTTAATCCTTCATATTTTAATTTATAGTTTTCTAATAAATTTACTTTATAAAAAAAGTTATTTACTCTTTCTTCAGCAGAACCAAAATGTGAAAAATTATCAAACATATAAGTAGAACCACTTACATACTCAATATTTAATATAGTAGTATCTATACCAGTTCCTTCCAAATATCTATTTATTAAATCAGTAGATGTTTGAGAACCACTAGCTATTAATTCATCAAATACTTGATATGCAACACCATTACTTTGCTCTAATGTAAAATTAGGTCCTTTTAATGGTGGACAATATGATTCATCAAACCCATTGATTGTTATAGTCTCTACTATTGGATTTGATTGTACTTTAGAAATCCAAACTTGTTGATTTGGCTGTATTGATGTTGGTAATGGTTCGTATAATTTTAAAATTAATGAATTATCACTACCAACCCAAGTTGTTACTACTTTATTATCACCATTACCTAAGTGCAATAAATGTGTAAGATATTTTGAAGATTCATCATCAAAGATTTTATCATCAAATTGAGATATGAACCCATCTGCTATTCTAGATATTGCCGTATCTCTTGGTATTGTTATATCACCTTTATCTAATTGTATTGTGATAAATTCTTCCTTACCAATTACAACTTCTTTACCTTGCTCATTATACGGTACTAATTTTAATACCATACTCACCAAATCCTCACTTTGAGATGTTTGAGTGCCATCTAAACTTAATAATTGTAAAAAGTTTAAACTAACTTCACCACTTGCAGTTGCTTTAATAAAAGTACTACTACCTACTTTATATATTTTTACATAATCAGTATTAACCGATTCATAACTTATAATAAAATCTACATTAGCACCAATATAATCAGGACCTTTAATTAAAGAAGGGTATTGTATATTTCTAATATCAGGAACACCAACATAAACAGCATCTACAACATTTATTGAAAATTCAATTGGCTCTCCATCAGTTCCGTTTATACCAAATAATCTAGATGTTCCTGCTGATTTTGGTGTTAATATAACTTTATAATTTCCAATTTTTGTGAATACCTTTGCCGGTATTAATATTACAGCTCTATCACTATCACCTAAGTTATCAAAATTATAAATAATACTATTAATTCTTAATTCAATAGATGTTGTATTTGTATTTTTTAATATGCCAATTGGGACATCTGCTTTTGAATTTATATTATATTCTCGCTTTTCATTATCAATTAATGATATTATTGGGGTGTTTACATTAACTGTTTCAAATGCTTCCGTAGATACAGATGCCCCAAATTTAGAACCATCTAATGTTAATTTTGTAGAAATACTTTCGGTATCAGATGTTGCTGATAATGTCTTTGTTTCAAATTCGTCTGATTGAATTTGTATAGTTGTTATTCTATACGAATTAATATTAGCTGTTTGTATCGTAACAAAACTACCAGCTGCAGCTACTATATTATTTATTCCTGATTTTAAACTAATTCTTTCTGTTATACCATTTCCATCACTTATTACAGCTATTGCAGAATCATCACTTCCATCCAAAGATATAGTTGTAGATTGAACTACAATTGTATCTTCAATAGGCGTTACATTATTAGTTTCTAATGTAAAAGAAATGTTTTTAATGTTTCCACCATTATCATCATATAGTTGCTCAAATTCACCACTAAAATATCTTATATTAAGTTTATAGTATGGAGTATTGGAATATATTGGTTGAGTTGTATCAATAGAAGGAATACTATTAAACATAGCCAATCCACTAACACCAAAATTTCCACCCATTCCACCAAATATAGATGATGCAGGGTTAATATTGAAATCTATATTTAAATTATACTCAGGATTTGGTACTAATGTTACTATATATCTTTCGGATGATTTGTATCCACTTTTTTCAATAGTGATTACCTTATCACCACCGCCCAATATATCTGATAAATTAATGTTTACAGTATTTGGTGTAGTTTTAAATGTATTTTCACCATTTACTAAAATAGATGCATTTGATATATTAGATGAAACGCTTACTACATATGTATCATTAGATAGAGGTGTTCCTGGCGTATTTGTAAGTACAACAGAACTACCACCACCAGTTGATATAGCGCCGCCGCCACCTCCACCCCCTCCATTAAATATTTCTTGTGAAATACTGTCATTAAAGGAATTGTTAGAACCAAGTCCACTATCAAATAATATATCGTCTATTGCTTTCATTTATTAATTTTATATTATTGAAATTCGATTCGTTCTCTACCCATACCACCATCTGCCAAATTCTGTCTATCCAATGTATCGTATTCTCGGTAGATGCTACCACCGCCACCTCCGCCGCCTCCGCCATATGATGGTGGTGTGTATGGTGGCTCTTCTATTGGTGCAACTATTATTACATCTGGTTCTGGTAATTCTTTTTTAATTTTTTTCTCCAATTCCAATTCTACATCCGTTTGAATTAATTTCCTAACTACTGCTACTTTTAGTATTGGAGATGCAGTATCTACCACAGTTTCTGATTCTAATTTTTGTAATACATTACCAACTTCATCAAATGATGCATCTATTTTTGTATCAAATGTAGCTTTATTAGTAATGTCTTGTTTAGGTAAGTTATAATTAACAGATGATACTAAAAGTTTTTTGCATATTTCAATTATCTCTTTTCTAGATAATGCTATTTTTTGTGCAGCTCCATTTGGTTTACCATAATTAATATCATTAAAATCAGATATTTTTCCAGTAAATTCATATATTGCCGATTCTAAAAATTTTGTATGAATTAAAGTTAAAAAGTTTTCAAAGCTTTTTATTTTAAATTCTCCAATCATTTTATTCACCCAAGCTTCACTATATTTTTGTTTCATAAAAGTACCAATAACAGTTGGTGTTATTTTTTCTATAAAATTAAATGCCGAATTTATTGTATCATCTCTAAATTCTTGTCCGCTTAAAAATAATCCAAATCGTTCTTCCAATTCTTTATTTATACCAGTTTTACTTTTTATTGGGAACAATCTTACTTCTGTTCTTGATGGGGATATTTCAGAAATCCATAATTTATCATCATCATTTTCACTACCTACTCTTTTATTAAGTAGTGTAATTTGTGTTTTAAATATACCATTGTTATATCCCGCTTCTCGTAATAATCTTTCAACATCAATAAAATATTCGTTTGGTAATTTATATTTTTGAAATATAGTACCTTCTGCTATCATAAAATAATCTGATATACTTTGGTTTGTCAATGGAATATATCTAACCGATTTACCATCTCTTTGTGGTAATTGATTATCGTTTACATCATAAACAACAAATTCAATAGCATCAGAATTACTTAATCCAAAAAAAGATTGAAAATTACCTTGCTCAAATATTTTTCTATCATTTGAGTTTATTCGATATCCTTTGTTATCCAGTATTTCTTTAAATGTTTTTATTGCCATTATGTTATATTATTTATCCGTGATGGTATAATCTCATTTTAAATTCTTTATTTTCAGTAACACCTTCCGATGTTATTGTAATAGTCATAGTATAATCATACACAGTTGCTTTTGAACGAGAAAATAAACTAGCACCATGTGAACCTTGTATTGTTCCCAAAAATGTAGATGGTTTACCCATATCAAATTTCTTTTTATCACCACCTTTAATTTTTACAGGAAGTGTGAATCCAAAATCAAATGGAGATTGTGTCATTTTACCACCACTAAACTTAACATCCACTTCTATTTCTTTACCACCGGCTAATGCAGATGATGCGATTACTTCAAATGAACTTCTGAATGTATTTGGGAATGGTCCTCCACTCTTTGCAAATTTACCAGCACTAGCCGTAGAACCATATCCACCACCATAATCCATAGCTATCATTATACCCTCAACAGGTGATTTGGTAGGGTCACCAGCACCATCAAATAATATACTTGCCAATTGACCCGTTGAAAGTGCTCCTGCTGCCAATGCTTGCTCCTTTGCAGATACAGCTTCTCTTAGTGTACTCAATTCTTGCTCCAATGATTGATTTCTAGCAAACAAAGAAACTCTTTGAATTGCTTCTAAAGTTCCTTTTTGCATTGAATTTTGTAATTCTGTAATAGTACTACTAACTTTAGATGTTAATTGTCCGGCTTGATTTTGAGAAGATGCTACATTTAAATCTTTTAAATCCAATTGTACTTTTAAACTTTCAGATACAATTTCAACATCTTGAACTTTTGCTCTTAATGTAAAAACTTCAGTAGTTAATTCTTCCACCTGTGCGGTTAAATCAATTACCGATTGTGTTACCTGATTGTATATTGGTCTTGGTATTCTATCATCTATTGGTGGTGGTGCCACAGGTAATAATTCAAATATTACCGTATCAATTGATTTTACTAACTCGGATTGATTATATTTTGGTTTTACTAATCTAGCAGATATAACACCATCCGAATTGCTTGTTTGCTCAAATGTGTGAATACCAAAATCATTTTTAGTTTTAATAGCAGACGAACCACTAACTAAAAGTTCACTTATCAATGCTTCATTTTGCAATCCAGTTTTCTGAGCCATCTTAATTTTTTACAATACTAAATGTTATATCTTCATCAAAATATTGAACGTTTCCGTTCATATCAATTTTAAATTCTATTTTATAAGTTCTACCAGCCTCCCAATTAGAAAGATTTAAATTTATATAATTACCAGTTTCATCACAACTAATTTTAGAGTAATCAGAAAACGGAATAATAATATCATCCGATGCAACATCTTTAATTTGATAATATGATGATGTTGGTAAATAATGAGATGTATTATATGAAAACTGATTTGTGAAAGTTTTAATAGGATATAATTCTCTAGTAAATATTCTTATCTTTGGATTAGTTCCAAGTTTAACCTCTGTTTTTAAATTAGTAACTCCAACTTTTATATCTTCCGAAGTTAAAGCGTTCAATGAACCCGTAATATATAATTGGTCATCCCAACCTATTCTAATCTTTGGTTGGTATATTGTATTTGTTTCTTTACTAAATACCTTTATAGAGCCATAGTCTTGTGTATCAATTTCTTTAGCAATTGCATGTCTTAATATAATACCATCATTTGGAATAGAACCACTCATCCAACTTCTTAATAAAGATTTAACATCCATATTAATATCAGCTGTTTCATAATTAAATCCTTGCGATGCTTCATATGCAGTCCACCAAGTTCCACCAACTCCATTGTTTACACTAGCCGTTGTACCTGCGTTAAAATTATTTTGAAGCCAATCTAATTTAGAATCTCCCTCTCTATAATTCCAAGTTACACCAGTTGTTGATATATTATCAAAACGAGTACCCTTACCCATCTCCCAAGCACCAGAAACCGCATTAGCATAAATTGTATATTCTAATGGAACTTCTTCACTCTTTGTTTCTTTCAAAACAAGAGTTGCTTCGTTCATTTTTAATGTAGTATTTGATAAAGATGCAGATAAGTATCCTACTTCAAATTTTAATAAAGCATGAGCTATATCTTTTATGTTACCATAATATAGTTTGCTTATTTCTAATATCTCATCCAAACCAGTATTTTGATTTGGTTGTTGGAGATATACCGTTGCATCTTTTGATGCTGTTATAAAATAGTATGCCATTATCTTACTCTACCTTTAATATCTGCATCAGGAAACTTAATTTCAAAAACGGATGGGTCTAAAGATGGATAAACTATCTTATCTTTAGTAGCCGCATTTATATTATATGAATTTGGTGAATATTCTCCACCGCATTTATTTGTTATTTTCATTGAAGGTACTGATTGTACACCTTCTATATTTGCTAATAGTAATTCAACTTCATTTAAATTTATTGTCTGATTAAATTGCCAATTATTAACATCAAAATATTGTTTTAATTCTATTATTGCTTTTGTAAGTGTTTCATTTTTATTATAATTTGGATAAACTATAATTTCAAATTCCAACCCTATATTAATAACAAACCCATCATTTATATTAATACCATCAGTAAGCATTCTATATTCATTGAAGTATGTTTTAAGATTTTCTTTTACTGCTCTATTCAAATTTGTAATATGTCCGTTTACATCATAACCTAACAAATACAAATTAATTGCAAATGGATTATTTTTTTCATTTTCATTTGATGTTTTACCAATTAAAAATTTAGTAATTTCACTTTGAACACTAGATAACGTTGGTTCTTCTGAGTCTGGCTTATTAACAAAACTCATAACTAAGTCTGTAAATTCTTGCAAATGATTTGGTGATGCTAATATTGATGATGGTGAATTGTTATCTAATGTACCATCTGCAACCGCAAATGCTTTTGCAACAGAACCAAATTTAGTTGGCATTGATAAAGCTCGTATCTGATAATCTTTCGCAGTTACTGCTCTGTTTTGTGCTCCAAAATTTGCTAATGCATTTTGTCTAATTTCTTCAATAGTTTCTGGGCCTCTACCACCTACCGCTGGAACTTCATTATCAACTGCTAATGAATTTTTTGCTGAATTATATATAACTCTCTCAGCTGCGTTAAATAATGCTGTATTTTCTTCGAACTCTACCGAATTTATTTTAGTGAGTTCTCCAGTCGGTACATTTGAATTAACTCCCCCACCCGTATAATAACTTACAGTTATTGTTGTGTTTGCTGGCGATGTTCCGTATGTTTTTGTTTTTAAGAAATTAGTTGGGTCAAATGATTCCTCTAATCTACTAATTGAATTCGGCAATCCTAATCCAACATTTTTAAGATTTGGAATTAATTGCTCATCAGATGCGGTTGGGTCACCAGCTCCAAATTGAATAGTTGTTGTACTATCTTCATTTATTTTAACAGTAAATCTTTTTGGAGTTTTTATTGTTTTTAAAATGTATGGAACTGTTGATTTAAATTGGTATAAATCCTGGTCATTTGATTCTACATTTGGATAATCTAAAAATATCATTTCCTGTGCTAGGTATGGTACTTCATAGTATTTGTTTCCATTACTATCTCTTACATCATATATTTGAATAACATTTGTTTCATCTAAATTTATAATTTGAAATGATTCATAGTTACCAAAATCAATTTCTTTTAATTGTCTTTCTGCTGATATTACTTGAACATATTTTTTTATTAAATAGAATGTAGCTTCTCCAGTGTTTATATCTCTTTCATATATTACAATTTCTCTATCCGTTTCATTTGAAAAATCAACAACGTCAGTTGTTATAAATTGAACATTATTTTTAGATGAAGCTACAGTCATACCTTCCTTAATACGAAGATAAAATCTAGCATCAGGTTCGTTATTTACACCAGTTCCAATTGATGGTACTAATTGATAAACAGATAATGTTGATATTGCAGGAGATGTTACTTTTGGTTTATATCCTAAAAATTGAGATAATGCTATCACACTTTGAATATCTTCAGCGTATGGCATTAACGATTCTTTTAAAGTATCATCTGTGTAATATGATAAAACATCTCCAATATAAGATGCCATTTCTATAAACATCATACCAGGAGATGACTCATTAAAATCAGAATACGTTTTTGGAAAATAAGTTTTACTAAATTCAATTAGATTCTCTCTAAAGCTTGCAAAATCTTTATTAAGGTATTTTATATCCTTACCTTTATTCTTAAAGTTTTTATTTATTGTGTTTATAGCCATTTTTTATACTTGTGCATTAAATGTTACAGTTTCCAAATTTGCCGTATCACCTACTCTAAAAGAAATAGAAACTTCTACGCTATTTGAATTTTTTAATTCGTTTGATTGGTTTATATCAATATTCTCAACAGTTATATATGGTAACCACAAAGCCATAGTATCAATTATTGTATTTTCCATTTTATCAGCAAATTCCTCATCATTTATTTCAAATAAAAGTTCTTGCAATCCACTTCCAAATTCAGGTTGCATTATCCTTTCATATTTTTTAGTAAGTAATAAATTCTTTATATTAGACCTAGCTTGGTCTATTGTTTTAAAACTTTGATTAAATGCTGTATTACCTATTTGAATTGGCAAAGTGATACCAATAGCGTATTCTTCATACTCTTTTGTATCAATCATCATTTTTTTACCAAGTACAATAGCCATTATTTCTTTTTAAATCTTTTTACAAGTTCTGAATAATCTCTATTTAGCGCTTTATCTATTTCAGCTACTCCAGTGTTTACACCCAATCCAGTTGGTTGAGGTCCTTTAGCCATTTCACCATAACCCATTTTCTCAGCTAATGCAGTTTTACCTACAATTGAACCCATATCACCTTGTCCAAAGTTCATTGTTCTAAACCCACTATCTCCTTGCGGAATACCACCTCTTGTTTCATTAAGAATTTGGTTAATCATTGGATTTTTACTGTATTGCTTTGTTGGTGCTGTTTGTTTAGTTTGCACTACTTCTTCAATTTGTTCATCATCTAACATAGCCTTAGCCATTGATAATCCAGTATTTTTAGGTTTTACAGCAGTTTGTTTACCTTCTGCTATAAGTTTTTTCATTTCAGCCTTCACTGTTTCCTTAATTAATGCTGGAAGTTGTTCTTTTAATTCCTCTTTAATAAGGATTTGTATGGCCTTTAATAGTTTATCAGTATCCATATTATCTCATTTGTTATGTTTATAAATATTTGAATTGATTATTTTAAGAATTAAGTCCAAAGAGTTGGGTCTTTTTGTAATTCTGTCCAATATTTTGTGAATTTTCGTATTCTATCATCCAATCCGTTATATCCACCATTTATTTTTTTGGTAACTACTTTAATACTTGTTGTGGTATCATCCACACATCTTTTACCTAATTTATTGCTTTTCCAAAACATACATGCTGTATCTGCATAATACTCGGATGCAACAATGTTTGGGTTACCTTCAAAATCAGCCCCAGCAACAGGTCCAAACTTTCTATAATTTGCTCTACCAGTTAGTTGTATGTATCCTCTACCCTTATATCTAACACCATCTCCTGTTTGAGTATTTCCCAAATCTGCTCTACCTTCATAAGCCTTTCCAGATGCAAGTTCTTGCTTATATATAAATCCACCCGATTCATGGTCACATTGTGCTAAGAAATGAGCCCTTTCTAAATTAGTAGTAGCAATTCCATATTTTTTCATTGCTATAACTAATTCATATGGTACTTTTACTTTAGTTTTATAATTTGGTTCAGGCTCAATACCACGTTTTGGTTTATCTTCTTCAGATAATTCTGGGTCTGGTTCACTTTCCGCATCTTGTATGAATTCCAATTCTGTTTGTTCTATTTGTTCAAATGTCGGTGGTTCTGATTCTTGTGGTACTTCAAATGCCACAACCGTTGCTTCATTTATATCAGCTCCTTCTAATGTAGCATTATCGGATGCCAATAATTGAGCATCATTCATTTCTATCGCAGTTGTATCAACTTCTTCTATTGGAGCTACACTACTGCCCGGCTTTGCAGGTGTTACCGTATATCCTGTCCACAAAATAATACCTGGTCCAGGAGTTTGTAATGGTGGATATAACGATACAGTATTAATCACACCACCTATTGTTGATAGATGTGAAGTTGCATAATTAATAAAATCATCTATTATTAAGCTTGTATTATTATTTGGAGATATTATTGACATATTATATTATTCACTTGGGAGTACATATCCAACTATTGTTTTTTTGTTAGGAGTTTTTCTAAATACACCAACTCCGTTTCTATTAAATCCACCACCAGAAGTGTTCCCTTCAATTGTTGTGATAATACCATTTTCAATTTTTTCAACAATGCCAATATGATGTGCATCTGTAGATGAACCATATAAAATAGCAGCCCCTACTACCGGAGTTGTACTGAATAACTTATTTTTCTTTCCCCAATTCATCCAAACATCACAAGATGCACTTCCAGGTTTTGGATATTTTGCACCAGCTGCTTTATACCATGTAGTAACTGCAGCTGCACACCAATAAGCTGGTCCGTTTATTCCTGTGTTTTTTAGCATTTCCAAAACTCTAGCTCCAGAGTTTTCAGGTTTATTTGGTGGTAACGGATTTTCAAGTGTACCGATATCACTCTTAGCAAATTTTACTATTTTTAAACCTATATTTAATAATTCTTCTTTATTTGGTTCTGTATTTGATTCATCTGGGATTTCTTCTTCTACTACACCCTCATCATATGGTGCTGAAACGTTTTCACCCGTTTCTAATCTAAATTCTTGAAATTCTATTTGCTCCTCAACCGCTTCTAGTTTAAATTCAGCTTCTTCTGATGGATTTTCTTGTATTTCTTCTTGTAGTAATTCTTTTTCTTGTTTTGCTGCTTCTAAATCTTCTTTAGCTCCAATAATTTCTTCTTCTGACATTATTTGAGAAGCTTCTATTGCGGATGGTGTTGAAATTGTTAGTGGTGGTTGCCAAACACCAACATTATTTACTAAATTAGAAACTATTGAAACATTTATAGTTGAACCAGGCGCTGGTATTGTTGGTATTGGAAATTCATTTAAAATTGCACCACCCCAATATGCCAAAACTCCATTACCCATTTCCCCAACTAAATCATATGGGCCTGGTGATGATTGTCCTTTCAATAAAGCTGCTTTAAATATTTGAGTCATACCCTCAACATTACCTTGCTTAACTGCAATTCTATTTACACTATCACCTCCACGTTTAACTGCCCCATCATATTCTATGGCCCACACTTTTGCAATAGTATCTATATCCTGAATTGCTTCTGGATTATTTGCATATCTCAAAATATTATCTTTAAATATTTGCCAAGACATATTAAGCTGTTTGATTTAATTTACTTAACACATTATCTAATTTAGATTGTATTGATGCAAATGTTGCTCTATTAACAGGACCTATTGCGGATGGGCCTGACGGTGTTAAATATTGTTGGTCTAATATTGCTTGAAGTAATTCGTTTAATAATTCTACTAATTTTTTACCTTTAACCATTGCTTCCAAATCCTCACTACCCAAAAATATACTACCTTTACCACTTACAATATTAACATCTCTATCAGCAGTTACAATATTAATATCATCACCAACACTAATATCCATTCCCAATTTAGTATCAATAGAAACTGCGCCATCAGATACTATTCCAAAATTCTTTTTAGAATATATTAATGTTTCTGCATTCTTTGATGAAAGAATTATTCTACCAGAACTCAATAACATTTGGTCTCCTATTAATTTTGGTAAATCGCCAAATGAATCAGGTTGTGTTTTGAAATCAGATTTTCCTTTATCATCAACAGTACCAGGAATAAATGCAGATTGATGTTGTCCAGATGTCATAGCTATAATACTACCATCACGATTTATATCTTCTTCAATACTAACACCTCTTTCTTTTTTATTATTTTCAGAAGATTCTACATTTCTAATTATAAGCGTTGGTGCATATGCTGGTTTTGGATTTCCATTTGCATCTTGCCCACCATTTAAATTATTATAAGCTGAAAATCGTATGGATTGTCCAAATCTACTTTCTATTAAAGTATCACCCTCATATAATTTTAATTTATGTACTCCTGTTTGTGGTTGATAATAAGTTCCAAAAGAACCAGCAGCTTTTGATTCATCTTGATTAGTACCTACAATTTTAGTTTGTGCGGTAGATTGATAATTATTTACTGTTTGTTTTTCATCCTTCTCAGGAGAGAAGTTTTTTGCATTTGAATTTATAAATGCACTTTCGGTAGGATTATCATCCGTACCAATTCTTCTGTAATAAAAATTACCTTGCTCACCTTCATAAATTTCAACTTGTTCATTTAATATCGGTAAACTTTTAAAATTTTTATCAAATGGATTTGCCTTTGGTAATTGCTGTGCCGGTATTGATAAATCACTACTTTGTCTATATCGTATCTGTCCGATAGATTGAGAACCTAATTTATCTGCTTTAGCAAGAGAATCATTTTCATCAAGTATTATATGAGCAACAAAACCTACTTTTTTACTTAAATCTTGCTTTTGTACATCTACATTATTATTTGCTGATATTCTGCTTAGCCTATCCATATTATTTCATTTTCTTTTTTAGTTCTTCCATTTCAAATTCCAAATCATCAACTCTTTCAACTTCTTCCTTAGTATTTTCTAAATCTCTAAGTAATTGTTCTTTCTCAAATGGTGATAGGAATCCTTCTTG